TACTTAGAACTATTGTAAAGAAAGTTCACCTACAGTATGTTCCTAATGAGAATAAGTCTGATAGGGAAGCTGATAAATTGATAGCAACAATAGGTCCAGCTACAGTTGAACAACTACTCAAAGCTGGAAAAGATAACAACATTGACAACATTTAAATATAAACCTGACGGCAGAGTATTAAAGGAGTTTATGAGAGATGACTCATTTTTTAGAGGACTGCGTGGTCCAGTTGGTAGTGGAAAGTCGGTGGCGTGTTGTGTCGAGGTCTTTAGAAGAGCGTTGGCACAAAAGAAAAATGACAAAGGTATTCGTCGTTCGAGATGGGCGATTATTAGAAATACCAATCCCCAGCTTAGAACCACAACAATCAAGACCTGGCTAGACTGGTTTCCAGAAAATACTTGGGGAAAGTTTAGATGGGAAGTTCCATATACTCATCTTATAAGCAAAGGAGATATGGAACTTGAAGTAATATTCCTAGCACTTGATAGACCTGAAGATGTAAAGAAACTATTGTCACTTGAACTTACTGGTATTTGGGTTAACGAAGCAAGAGAAATACCCAAGTCAATAATAGATGCGTGTACTATGAGAGTTGGAAGATTTCCTTCAATGCGTGAAGGTGGTCCAAGCTGGAGTGGTATAATCTGTGATACTAACGCACCTGAAGAAGATCATTGGTGGCCGATAATGTCTGGTGAAGTTCCAGTACCAGATCATATTCCCAAAGAAGAAATCAAGATGCTTGTCAAACCTGATAACTGGTTTTTCTATACTCAGCCATCAGGTATGCTGGAAAAAAAGAATGAAGATGGCGACGTCGAAAATTATGTATCAAATGACAAAGCTGAAAACAAAAAGAATCTCTTAGGTACTTACTATGAGAATACTGTCAAAGGTAAAACAAAGTCTTGGATTGATGTGTATGTAATGAACAAACTAGGTTCAATCGTAGATGGTAAACCTATATATCCTATGTTTGTAGGAGAAACTCATACATCAAAAGAAGAAATACCAGTAGCAGATGGTCAACCAGTTTACATAGGATTAGACTTTGGACTTACCCCAGCTGGAGTTTTTGCACAAAAGGTAAGAGGTCGTTGGTTAATACAATCAGAGATTGTAGCTTTTGATATGGGTATTGTAAGGTTCTCTGAATTACTTAGAGAAGAGATTGCAACTAAATATGTAAACTGTGATGCATTAATATATGGTGATCCAAGTGGTGACTTCAGGGCGCAAACAGATGAAAGCACACCATTTCAAATACTTAGAGGTGCTGGACTAAGAGCAATACCAGCACCATCTAATGATGTATCTCTTAGAATAGAAGCTGTTAATAAATCTTTAATGAAGATGGTTGAAGGTGTATCAGGGTTTTTAGTTGACTATCGTTGTCGTCAAATCATTAAAGGCTTTGAGGGTGGATATCAGTATAGAAGATTACAAGTATCAGGAGAAAGATTCGCAGACAAACCTGATAAGAATATGTATTCTCATATTCACGATGCACTACAATACTTAATGCTTGGTGCTGGAGAAGGAAGATCAATCATTGGAAACAATAAACCATTGCGATCCTTTAATGCTAAACCTGAATTTGATGTATTTCGTCGACGACCAAAAGCGAGAAGAGAAGGTCTATGGTCACGGATGTAGTTAAGTTCAGATTGTTTTTAACAGTATATGGTTTAGCTATGTACCATTTTTGTGCGTGGCTAAAGTCATTTGAATGGAGTATCGAAAATTATGTGTTTTTTTAAAAGTCCTAAAATGGTAATGCCTGAACCCAAAGTCGATCCTGAAATCGAAAAGCAGAAGGCTGAAGAAAAGAAAAGACAAGAAGCCGAAAAGAAAAAACAAGAAGAGTTTAAAAAGAAAACATCTGCTGGTAAAGTAGGTAGGCGTTCACTTATATCAGGTCAATCAGGTGGCATTGGTTATTATGAGGACCCAATGTAATGGTAGAAATCAATACAGTTATTCCTTTAAATAGTGGCTCTGATAAACCAGTTGACTCTTTATTAAGAAGATATGAAAGAGCTAAATCTCACAGAGATAATTGGACATCTTTATTTGAGGAGTGTTATGAGTATGCGTTACCACAGAGAGAAAGTTTCTATGCTGAGACTCCAGGTCAAAGACGAGACGATAAAATCTTCGACGAAACTGCTGTGGTCGGAGTTCAAGAGTTTGCATCAAGACTACAGTCTGGTCTTGTTCCAAACTTCGCAAGATGGGCTGACTTTGTTGCTGGATCAGAAGTTCCTGAAGAGCAAAGAGATGAAGTCAATTCTCAACTGCAAGGAGTAACAGATTATGTTTTTGAGATTTTACAGAACAGTAATTTTGCTCAAGAAGTCCACGAGTCATTTCTTGATTGTGCAGTTGGAACTGGTGTCCTCTTATGTGAAGAAGGTGATGCAGTTAATCCAATTAGGTTTTCAGCGATTCCATTACCACACGTTGTCTTGGATGTCGGTCCTGACGACAGAGTTGATTCCGTTTATAGAGAACGTCAAATCAGGGGTGGACAGCTTTTGGTTGCGTATCCGAAAGCTATTCTCCCAGAAAAAGTAAAAGAAGCAGTAACTAGAACACCTGATGAAAAAAGAAAAGTACTTGAGATTGTTTATAGAGATTATTCTAAAGTCAATGTTATGGCTCATAAGTATTGCGTTATTGACCTTGAGACTAAATCAAAGATTTTAGATGAGCAGTATGAGGGTGTTGGTTCGTGTCCCATAATAGCATATCGCTGGTCGAAAGCATCTGGGGAGGTGTATGGGAGAGGTCCACTTATCAATGCCCTCAGTGCAATCAAGACTACTAATCTGACAATAGAACTTATTTTAGAAAATGCACAGATGGCAATATCAGGTATCTATCAGATGGAAGATGATGGAGTAATCAATCCTGATAATGTTTCTCTTGTGCCTGGAACTGTAATTCCAAAGTCACCTGGCTCTGCTGGATTACAACCTATACCTACTGCTGGAAGGTTTGATGTTGCCGACTTAGTATTAAATGATATGCGTAATAATATTAAAAGAGCATTATACAATGATATGCTTGGTGATCCAAACAGAACACCAGCAAGTGCAACAGAAGTTGCAGAAAGAATGGCTGACTTATCAAGAAGGATTGGTTCTGCATTTGGTAGACTTCAAGCTGAAATGGTAACACCAGTATTACAAAGAGTTATATATATTTTAAAGAAACAAGGTCGTATTGAAATGCCGACTATTAATGGCAGAGAAGTAAAAGTAAGATCAGTTTCACCTTTAGCTATGGCTCAAGCACAACAAGATATAGTTTCCGTCGACAGATTCTTAGAGTTAGTTGGTGGCAGATTTGGACCACAGATGATTAACTTGTTAATAGATAGTGAAGAAACATCTATACATCTAGCAAGAAAGTTTGGTGTTCCTGATAATCTCATAAGAGATAAAGCAAGTCGTGAAGAGATTATTAGAATGACAGCACAGATGGCTCAACAACAACAACAACCTATGATGCCTGAAGAGTAATGGCAACTCCAGCTTGGCAAAGAAAAGAAGGCAAGAACCCTGAAGGTGGATTAAATGCAAAAGGTCGTGCTTCTTACAATGCCAGAGGTGGTAATCTCAAACCTCCAGTATCAAAAGAACAAGCTAAGAAAAGTCCAAAATCTGCTGGTCGTCGAAAAAGTTTTTGTGCTAGGATGCGTGGTATGAAAAAGAAACTTACTTCTGCTAAAACAGCAAATGATCCCAATAGCAGAATTAATAAGTCACTTCGTAAATGGGATTGTTAAAGGAGATATATTATGCCAATGGGTAAAGGAACATATGGGTCACAAAAAGGTAGACCTTCTAACGATCAAAAGTTATCAGGAAAACAAAAGAGTTTACCTGAAGCATTAAAGAAAAAGATTATGGCTTCTAAAATGAAGAAGAAAAAGAATGGCAGTTAATCAAGCTGGTAATTATACCAAACCATCAATGCGTAAAAGAATATTCGCAAGAATAAAAGCTGGTGGCAAAGGTGGAAATCCTGGTCAATGGTCTGCTCGTAAAGCACAGATGTTAGCTAAGGCTTATAAAAAAGCTGGTGGTGGTTATACGTCGTGAAGAAACCTCAACGCTCTTTAGTTGCTTGGACTAAACAGAAATGGCGAACCAAAAGTGGTAAGCCGTCGACACAAGGTTCAAAGGCAACTGGAGAAAGATATTTACCTTCCTCTGCAATTAGTGCATTATCTGATGAAGAATACGCTAGGTCTACAAAAGCAAAACGTCGTGCCATAAAGAAAGGCAAACAGTTTTCTAAACAGCCTAAGAGCGTTGCAGATAAAACTAAATCGCATAGGAGATACAGTTGACTAATATTGGAATAGATGGTTTTAACAGAACAAAAGAAAATGATGAAATGATTTCTGATGCTGTTGGTGCTTGTTTTTCAACACCAATCGGAATAGAAGTATTGAAATATCTTAAAAGTATAACTATAGAAATGGTTGCTGGTCCTGATATTACAGATGCAAAGTTACGTCATTTAGAAGGACAAAGATATATAGTTGGGATTAT